TTACTTCGGCACATCCGGCCATTCAACATCTGGCGCTTGATTCACATCTACACGAGTCAGCAATACTCTGTACTTTTTCCATTCCAACAGAGCAGCTTTCTCTGAGTCTGTAGCGACTTCTAAGTCAACCGAGTCTTGTAGCAATGAGAGTGTTTCATTTGCTTGTTGTAACAGTGCTGCTTGCTTCTGTTTTGCTTCGTTGATTTGATGAGACTTGAGTAAGTCCTTATCAACTACCCACTCTTTACCGTTCCATTTGTCAAAATCGGTGGGTGGTTGCTTGAATGTGAGTGTTGCGGGTAGCTCACCGATTTCTGTTATCTCAGTCGGTTCTCGCGTTAACGTGTCGTAAGCGATTTTTCCGCGGTAATCAGGAAGTATTTCCCAGCACTTACCGTCTTCACTGCGACAGACAGCTTTATCGTGAGAATCGGGAAGCTTTGGCGCATCTTGATAAGCACCCGCCGACAAACTGACACCGAGCATCACGTATTCAATGTCTGAAACTGTGAATTCTCTCGTTATCTGATTCGAGTGATAAACCTTTATCCAGCCTGCTTGAGTGGCTAATCCATCTTTACCCAATACGGCTGTTTCGTGCTCTAAAGAGTATTTCTGTTCTGTCATTATGCTGCTCTCACTATGTAGTTAAATGCGACGTTGCGGGGCCTATTTTCGTTAGCTGTTGGGACGACACGTGATGCGTCAAATGTCACGTTATCAGCACCACGTGCATAATTTGCTTCTTGTAGGCAATAAAGGCCCGATGACGTATCACGTGTTTTTGTAAAACTCCCAGCCGCAGCATCAACTATTGAAAATGAGCCATCTAGACGCACATCAAGACGACCTGTAATATTTCTGATTGCATCACCCTGCCACGAACCACATACCCGACCCATATCAACACCCCGACTATCATCCCATCCGCGGATAAATTCGCCTCTTAAATCAGGCAATCTACCGCTAGGATAAACTTCGGCTAATCTCGTATATGCGGTTTTATTAAATGATTGACCATTGCATGCGATATAACCAGCTGGTGCATTCGGTAACGGCCACGGAATAGGAGCGCCAACGGGGTAACCGCCTATAGCGCCACCGGCCACATCTCCGTTTGAGTTTAAAAAATACGCGTGCAGAAGGCCATTTGCTGTGACGTATATTTGACCGACATCTGAAAACTGACCGACATTGATCCCTTTTGCCCAATATGCACTTCCTTCACCAGAAAACGGTCCGATAAATCCTCGGCCGGGGATGCTGTTAACTGAAATAGCGGCTGGAAACGCCCCCACATCCCCCGCACTCAAACTGACATCCCCACTCAACGCCTTGCCATTAATTTTTCTACTACTCGGCACGGCATTATTCGCCTTATTCACCGTCTCCGACAAGCCGAGGTTTTTCACAAACGCGTTTTTATCAGGAATGTCGGCGCCATTTTGGGATTTTGCCAGGCGGCTGTTGGCGTTGTCGTTGACATCAGAAACTAACTTCTGAGTTGCCGCAAGGGTATTACTGTTGCCTGTTTTGTCAGTAAGCTGAACTATTCCTTTTTGGGTTAATGAGGCGTCGTGAATTTCTACAGCGCTGCTATCAATTAATTTTTTAATGGCAGCAAAAAGCTGACTGTCATTTTTACTGTCTAATTTAATTCCCGCTCCCATAATTGCATTAATTAATTCACGCTGAACGGTATTAAACCATCCTGCGTCTAATAATGTCGGCGCAATACCAGCGGCAACATTGCCGTTAGTAAATTCACCGTTTTTATCTGCGGTATTTGTAATATCACCAATTTTTTGCATAACAAAACCTCACAATAAATGTGATTTGAAAATAATAAATAAAGGGTTATTTAATTGCTGTAACCGAATTGCAAAATCGTATGTGAAGGACAAAGACGGTTAAATTGACATTCAAGCCGTTTATTACCCCAAGACCTTAGAGGATCTCCGCAATAACTGCCACCAGCTACAGCGTAAAAGATGGTAGTTTTGGGCGCATTGATACGCCAGACAAACGGCCAATCTTCACCGTTCAAGGCTTCCCCGCACCGAGACTGTCCCGCCCTTGCTTGGCGATATTCCGTAATTGTGATGGTATAACCCATCGTTGCCGCTAGATTAACGAAAAACTCTTTTGACTGCCCGCCATCCCTTAATAATCGCGAAACTACTGTTTTCTGTCTTAAAGGGATAGTATCAACTTCCCCAATCCCGCAGTCGTCGGGTAGCCCTAGCGATTTTTCCCATTCGGGTAACATGATAGTGGCCGTTGCAGGGAAAGCCCCTTCAATTAATCCCCATGCGTCACGATCACTTCGATAATATGAGCGAGCAATTGCTTTTGCTACGGCACTCATGACTGATGAATGCTGACGAGTCCATGCCAGACCAGCGGGTAACAATCCGTTCAGTGCCGAAGTGTAATCTTCTACGCTATATCGACTCATGTATAGATAACCTCCCCACGCAGCGGTAGCTCGCCGATACCGAGTTTGATATTGCTTGTCGGGGATGTGATAACGAATCCCGCCGTTCCCGGCACATCTGCAATGGCATATTGTAGTTCGGAAATGAGCACTCTCCCGGTCCCGTCTGGATTGCCACTTTCAAAAAATACATTATCAATAGCTGCCGCTATGGCACTTGTCACATCACGACTAACATAAGATATACCGTTGATTGTGATATCAATTTTACGCTGAATTGGGGAGCATACCCAGACTAATGCAGTGACTGGCTGCAACGGGTAAATATAATCAGCAACTCTCGCTTGATCCCCCGTTGCCGCTGTTCCGTAATTTTCAAGACTGGAAAATCCATCTGTACCGGTCGGGAAACCGCCTTTGCCGTTATTGTCGCACATAATGTAAATGCCAACAGTGCCAGCACCCATCGCTCTCCGACGTATCCACACACGAGTTACTCCGGGTACAGACAAGGCCCACAACTTATAGTCATCATCTGAACCACCTGACAAAAGCCCTTGATAAGCAAGCAAAATCCGTGAGCGAAAATCAGATTCCTCTTCAATGTCAGCCCCGCCGATAATCGGCGTTACTGCTTTTCCTTGAACATCAACCCCAGCAATACTCTGATCGAGAGTCAGAGTCGTCCCTGCATCAGCATTACCCGCGCTTCCTCCGCCCGTCACATCATCAGAAATATCGGGCAAAATTGCCGTTATTAATGCATTAGCAGCGCCATCTTGTGCAATGCGGACATCATAAAGAGTTTTGTATTGATAACCGTCGCCACGATTTAATATTGTTCCTGCGGGAATAATTGTCCCTTCAACGCCGGTAAACAAATAATCATTGCAAATCGCAGCGTTAGCGGGCTTACGAAAGACCTTTTTCATTGCCCCCCAGCCCGCAAGATGCTCATCCGTTGCTGTAAAGGGGGTAGTTTGCAGTGCGATATAATCAAGATAACCGTAGTGCAAATGGGCCATGCCTGCGTCCATATCAGCAAGAACGCCCATGTTTGAGAATCTTAGCAGGGGACCGGGTTCATTGAGTTCTGACTGCAAGAAGCTGCGATTCTGCTCTCTCAATTCAGATAGTGTTTGTCGTTTAAATGGCATTATTTTTTTCCCATACCCAAAAGAATCTCAGGTCTTCGCTTTCTCTTCCGGGGCGCTGATAACGAATAAACATGTTTAAGCGGCTTGGATAAACGATTTGAGTGTTGATATCAACAGAAGCTACAACGCCGTCATCCAGCATCCATTGCAAAGCCTCACGCGCATAGTCTTCAGCTTTAAGCGCTACAGCGGTAGTGAGTTTTTGGCGCCGTATCAGCCACAATCGAGAGCCAATCTGGTAATCAGAGCCGATATCACCCCACCAGCCCTTTCTATCAACCCCATCGATTTCATCATCACTACGAGCCTGACGGTCCGTAAACAGACTGATAATCATTGCAGTTTGTAAATCGTTACCTATTACCAAATCTCCTTTCCCCGCCTGCCAGTCTGCATGGATATGCTCAACGTTCCAGTAGGAAGTAATATCACTCATTTAACAGGGTCTCCTGTCTGTTGACTGGTTACTGTTGAACCACCCGATTCCACGCCTGACACTTTATGTGTGTGATTATTGTACGAATCACGCAACTGTTTCATTGTTGAAGCATTGCTGTTGCAGTTATCAACGATATCGCCAGTCACCTTTAAAATAGGTGTATTGCAAAGCACACTCTCACTTGCATTAATCGTTACCTGAGTTGCATTGTTCACAGTGACGGGCTGGCCTTTGGCTTCAATAGTGATCCCGGATTCTGTCAGCAAGATGTGCAATCCCCACTGGTTATAAACGACAACTTCGCCGGGATTTAAATTCTTATGCCGATATTTTTTATTGTTACTTGCAATCACTACAGCGCTAGAGCGATCCCCGCCGAGATAGCCGATAACAACATCAGTTCCGGGAGGTAATGCAGACGAGAACCCGAATTCAGCCATCCTTGCCGTATTGTCGCGTACTTCTATCGGCGTCTGATACTGAACAACTTGAATGTTCCCGCTATCACGCGATGTCTTAATTTTCCCAAGCCCCAACATCATTTCAACACGTCGAGATAACTTTCTGATTGCATCATTCATCATCTGATCGTCTCTCTCAAAATTGCGTAAAACTCATACGGCTGTACGGCAAAAGCCGCTGGAGGCATTAAGACTAATTGAGCTTGTGTGCCATTATCGCCGTTCCGTGTATAAGTGACTTCGGATAACAGCCATTGCTCATTCTCAAGTCCAAAAATTGGCATGTGAATAGGGATGAGTGTATTGGGCTGCCATAATTTACCGCTGCTATCCCGCCAGCTATCAATTGTGACCTTTAACACTTTTGAGCGCCCGTAGCGCCGGTTCATTTCCCAGTCAATAGACTCTTGTGATCGCTTTGCTGATATGAGCGTGCTTTCTATGATGGTGACATAATTCCGATAACGCATCTTTTTCGCTTCAGGATCACTCGCTGTTGCTAACGTGACGACATCATAACCGCTATCATTACTTGTCTCATTGAGTCCGCTAATAGCAAATGAAAGTCCGGTGTACTCAGAAAACCGTTCATTCATTGAACTATTGTAATCTGATGTTTCGACGTTCTTCCCTTGCTCAACCCCGCTCGCCGCTAGTTCTGTGCCTACCCGCGTCATGATTAAATTACCGTCAGGCAAGTCGTAGTAAAGCAATGCTGCAAACCGGGTAACGCGATCAATCACTTCTTGCGAGGACTCGCCCCAGTTCAATGTAAATTGGGGAACAGTTGGCATATCATCAACATCAGATGTCACTTGAATGTCGTACCACTGCGCCAGTTTCTGAGCAATCTGTAACGGAGTAGCTTGGCTGATAACGTTGTTGGGCCACTTTGCTGAACAATCTACTAAATCCTGACATTTACCCCGGCCTGATACTTTTATCTCATGCTTATTCTTGGAAATAGACGGGTTCCAGCTATCGATATAGCCCGTTACAACTCTGTCATCCCCCAAAAATACCTCACACTTTTCACCCGGTTCTACAAGTTGCTTCTCATCATTGCCGGGATAGTAATCCATCAGCATCAAATCAAAGTCAGAGGGTAATCGTTCGATACCCCTCGTTACCCTCACACTGTCCCATCCGAAAATACGGCGGCCACCAATTACTAACGAAAGCTCATCACTTTTCATTGTTTCAGCGCCTTAAATTTGACTGGCATGAACGCCGGGTGAGTTGGGGAGACTGCTTGCACAAGCTCATCACTGCGAGCAGCATCTTGATAGATTCGGTTAGCAACAGCGAGTACGGGCAATACGGAGGGTAAATTAAACTGCGTCAAACGTCCTTTTGCATCTTTCAGTGAGAAACTTTCAACAAATTCATAACGTAGCTGAACAAGAGCCTGGAAAACATCATCGGCCGCTAAATCACCCGCTTTGATAATTGCATTGTCAAGAGACTTGCAAACACGCCGCTGAATTGTTGCCGCCTCATCACGATTAGCGGGAATAAGTTCACTCGCTGTTTTTGTCATTGCACCGGCTGACAGAACAACGAGTAGTAATGTTGTGGCTTCTGCTACATCCCTGTCTACACTGCTTTGCTGATATTGCGTATTTTTAAAGCTGGCAAGATTTTCAAATACCCGCACTTTCTCTGCTGTACTGCCCGTTGCATTAATGATGACATTGATAACTAACTGTACCCCACCAGCCAGCCCTTCAATCGAGTTAGCACTATTGAGTTGTGAAAGGGCGTTTGATATTGCCTCTCGTCCCATGACTGCCGAAGCTATTTTTTCATTGACTACATTTTTATAGTTTTCACTGTCATTATTTCGTAGTACAACGCCGGTTGCTCCAGAGACAGAGCCACCAATTTTACCTCGGCTATAACGGCCGTAACGTTTGCTACCGAACGTGGAATTCAACATGTCACTGAGATTTGTCACCTCATCAATTGACGATTTCACCATGTTTTCCCAGAAATTAATTGTCTGCTTGATGGTTTTAACGGCTTGGGTGACAGTGCGGATCTCACCTTTTACCATTGAAATAAATTTGGCGGCGGTTGTTGTGGCCGTTCTGAGCCAATTTGCATTTACTTTACTGTCTGCCGCAGTACTGTTTGTGATAGCAAAAACTTTCAGACCAGACTCAATAACGGTCAAAGTAAACTCAAATACGCGGCCATTATCTGCACTCTCATTCACTCGCAAGCCCGACTCTGTGACGCTGACAGTTAGCTCGCCAAGTGTGGGGTGAATCAGAGTACCGTTCGCCCCTTCTTCACACGCTGCTACCAAGTTATTACGCTGTGTGATCACGTCTGGGGCGGAATACACTTTACTGTCTTGAATAATGAAACCACGAAGAGTGATTTTTCGACTACTGCGCCCTAAGTCTTCAATCCAAGCCGTATCTCTATAGGGGTATTCATGTACGGCTTGTCGTCTGCCGAAAACGCTTTCACCGGACACTACCGCAAACGGTACTCCCCGGAATGATGCCGGGTGTAAATGTTCCGACCATTTCCATTCTTGGTCCTTTCCCAAGAAGGCGGAAATAGCATCTTTAATCAATGGCATATCACCACCTGTGGTTATTTTAGATGTAAAAAACCGCACTTAAGCGGCGCGTGTGGATGCGACAAAAAAGCCACCGGTAAGGTGGCTTTGAAAGGGGTTACTTCCTTATCTTATATAGCGGAATGTTTATCTGAGGTATTCCCATTCTGTTACATGTCGATTGAACGTATTCTCTCCAATACGGCCAAACGTTAAAAGCGACATTATTTTCAGAAAATGCCTTTAACTCGTCGTTTGTAAGTTTAGTTTCAGATAGATAAGTGGCATCAAAAACCACCTCTATTCCAACAGTAACATCTTCGAACTCTGATCCTTCGCTGCTTGATGGGTCCACTTTCAGCAATCTTATCCCTACAGAGTACTCAAATATATAACATAGCCTGTTGTCTTCCTCGGAAAGGAAAACCTTTATTCTTGATACGTCGCCGTAGGACTGAGTCTTGTGATCTTCATTGAACAATTCTGATAATACAAAGGAAGAGTGAGCTTCTTCGGAAAGCTTAAAACTCGACTCCCGGATATTGACATTAACAACATGTAATTTGTTTTGAGCATTAATGAGTTCGGCATTCATTATGCTGCATCCTCATAGCTAAGATGTGCTGATGTTAGTTCTATTGTATCCGCTTGAGAAATTTTTCTGTTTTTTTCCTTCCCAAGAAAAATACCTATACAATTATCATCATTACGCCATGAAAGCTGGCCGCTTTTTTGTTTTTTATCAATAGGTAAGGAAACATCTCTACCATCTAGAGTAATTGTTATATTTGGCTTTGCACCCAAAACAAAACAGATGTCTGATAACGTTCTGAGCGTCATGTTTCTTGAGCCACTAAGAACCTGAGAAACGTATGATTTTGTTTTTCCAAGCTTATCAGCCAACTCAGATTTTTTGATGGATTTATCTTCCATAGCAAGCAAAACATCTTCCGTTACGTTAAAAACAAGTTCTTCTTGCGCAAATAACATTTGTTCGTTGTTAAAAATGTGATCATTTTTCATGTCCATCCTCCTCGATTCTTCTCCAGTTAGAGTGGATCTTGCGGATGTTAGATTTGTTTAATTTTGGGTAATCTTTGTATACATAATGGCTTATAAAACAAACACCACCTCTGGACTCCGAAAACCAAAGATAACCCCTTATCGGGATCCTTTTAAGAGCATAAAATTTTTTATCGGATGGAAGACTACCTTCGCTAACGAACGTATCTGTAGCCATTCTTTTACCATCCGCAAGGCGTTTTATTTGAATGACTATCTGCATTTCCATAGTTCTTGCTTTTTGCTTAACCAGGCTTTTGGCTGATTCGTAAAAGCTTTCAACAGCACCAATACAGTGGATTACCGTAAACTTTGAGCCATTGTATACAGGCTCTAGTTTCCCCTCGTCTTCCATCATCATCCTTAGCTCATAGTTAATATATATGTTAACTTTATTTTTATGTCAATGCGAATTATTGTGTAGCTTCTTTCACATGACATTAATCTCAAAGTGCCATTCATCAGAATCCCTTGGTACGGGGAGCATTTAATCTGACTAACATTTGATCATTGTTACATTTTTTAATCGACCGGACAAATAAAAATATACTTAAGCTAAATTAGACCATCCCTGGCCTAGGGTGACTACCAGCGGTTTTCCATGCTTAAAAAGTCGTTTTTATGAATGGGGTTCTGCCTGACTGTGCGGTGGTACGCGAAAGGCCCGTAGCGGGGCTAGCTATCTCAAGGAAGATGAAATTCGCAAATCTTTTTAAATTTCTTTGCCTGTTCTTCCGTTAAGTGAGTTGTAATGTCGGCAACCATTGATGCTACCTTACGCTCCGCAGCATCTCCATCACCTCCTTTACGCTCCACTTCATCAATGTATGATAAGCATAGAGAACAAAAATCAACCACTTTTTGTTTCAGAATGTTAGAATCTTTATCAACAAAATCGTAATGATGATAGTTTTCAGCTTTCTTCAAATATTCTGAATTTAATACCAACGTGTGCGCAAGGGCCTTAGCTGAATTCGTGGTTCGAATATCACTACCACAATGTTTACACTTGATAGCATTTTTATTGACGAATTCAGCGCAATAAGAACATATTGCATCACTTGATGATCTCCCGAACAAAAGCATCATAAACCCACAAAATGTGACAAACGCTCCGAAAAAAACATGATTATGCTGCGATGCAATCATACCAATATTGCTAACCCTGCCACTTCCATAGTCCGATGGTACGGTTGTTTCCATATTAAAAGCTACAAGAAGCCATATCAAACCAAGGATCAACAGAAAATAACCAAACCTTTTCATTACCAACCTCTTCATTTAATTGAACTGAGCAAGCATCAATCAAGTTCATCATAAATTCAAGATTAAACTGTTAAACAGCATTAAGAGGTGATCACGGATATTGCATAGATGTTGTTACCCGACCCCCGGTTTTTGCATTAAATTGCTGCCGTTCCCCAGTCTTATTGCTGACAATCGTGATTTCTACCTGGAGTTTGTTTTCACCAATTGCCGATTGAATCGCGTCGGCTATGTTCTGAGCAAGCTCGCTATTGTTTGCTTGATTGGCAAAAATAGAGGGAGGGCGCTTATCCGATTCAGGCAATGCGGGTTGATTTATCATGCGTTGTTGATTCAGATAATATCTGTCACGCAAACCCTGCCATTTTGGGTCAAAGATAGCGGCAGTTATTGCATCTGTGATCTGTTTTTGGCTAAACGGTTGTTGACCATGATTTTCTTGTTTGATCATAGCTACCATTAGATTTTCAAGTACCTTAGGGTCATGCATATCTAATTGTTGATTAGGAAGAAAGCCTGTCTCTTTTGATACGAAATTGATGTATGCCTGAGTATCATTTCTATCCACACCGCCAGGAGGTGAATAGGTGCTAATTGTGCTATTAACAGTATTCTTCCCCCTGTCACCGTTCAGCATTAACTGACGGGCTAACGCAGAGAGTCCATCGTGATTATTATCAAACTTAACAAATGTTCCACTTTTCCCTTGCACATATCCAATGCCGTTTGGAGCGTCACGCACATTTCCCGGATTTTTAATTCTCAAACCAAACGAATCTTTTACTGGTTTTCCGTAAGGATCGGGGTACTTAGGGGGTTCTATTTTTAGTGGTTCTATTTTTGGCGGTTGGGGAATAGCTTCATCTTTTATTTTACCAGCATCATGCTTACGTTTTTCGCTTTCCCATGCGGCACTAAATCGATCATTAATCTTTTTCTCTAAATCTTTATCGGGCTCACCAAACTGTAAAGAGAAACGCTCGCCAAATGAAAGGCTTTTCATGAATTTGACATCGTTTAATGCCCTGTCGCGTAAATCACCTTTTTTATAACCACTATAAAGAGTATCGGAATAAGCTTCCCGCTTTTCTGCCTGTTCCTTCATGTAATCATAACCATCCCCTAATGCAAAATTAGCAAACGCAATTTTAGCTCGATTCGTTATTCCTTCAATGCGGGCATCCAAATCATTCTTTTTATCGTTATATTGATTTAATTTATCATTATCGGCCTGTGACCTAGTTAACCCATCTCGATCAGCCTTGCTCAATAATTCTTGATATATTTCTGGTCCTTTACGTGCCAAGGCCAACCCGTGTTCATCCAAACCGATTTTTTCAGCAATAGTATTTTGAACATCAGACGGATATTTCTGCATAGACTTGACGACTTCCGGGAAAGTCTTGTATACATCAATCGTTCCGTGTTCATTTTCATAGAGAGGAACACCCATACCTGTTAATTGAGCCCTAGCTTCTTCCCTTCTTCCCTGTAGTGGATGATTTAAAACTCCATAAAAGCTTTCCACTGATTTTTTAGCATCATCAGCACTAACACCTATGTATCGCATTGCACCGGCTATTCGAGTGAAATCAGGAACATTCATTGCTGAGTTTTTAGCTGCGACATCAAAATCATAGGCTTCTTTTCCCATATCGTTCATTAGCTGAAAGCCTTTCGATATGCCATATGCGGCCATTCCTACACCGCCAATTTTCGCCCCCATCCCCATATATTTAGTTGCCAGTTCACCAAAATTCTTAAGCGGGGGCACCATGTCACCGATATGTTGCACATTATCTTTTGCATAACGTGACATATCGCGTAACTTCGTGCCGATGGTTTCTACGCCATCAGAAGCCTCAGAACCACCGAATTTAAGCCCCTCTTTAGTCTTTGCCAGGTTGGGATTGAGGCTATTCAACTTTTCATTGATTTCATCGATAACTTTCGTGACGTTCTCATCAGCGTTTAGCTCAAAATCAAAAGCGTTAGCCATTGGACCGCTCCTTACTTATTCGGTTGGCTTGCTCAGCCCACCATTCAAGCCGAGTTCTCGTTAGAGACCACGCATCACGCGGCCCCCACTTGTAATAAAATGTGACGTCAGTGGCTAATTGCTGCCAGCTATCGAGCGCTTCGAGTCCAAAAAACCCAGAAGGAACTCCTGACATTTGTGAAAATCACTGATCGCCATTTTTTTCAACACTGATTCAGGAATACCTGAAACCAGCGAAATCAACAGACGCATAGCGGCAATTGAATGATTTGATTTGTTCTGCGCTTCATAAAACTGTTCAACTTGAATCAACACCGGTTCTTTCAAATCAATCTGTTCATAGCGAACTTTGCCGTCGTTACTCTCAATCGGGGTATTTAATACGATAGTTTTCGTTGTTTCTAACATGTTGATTCTCCAAATTAATTTTCTGTTACCGACGTGCCTTCCCACCGCACCTCAAACGTAGCATCTTCGCTGTTAACTTCTTGCGTGTTAACAGTCCACATACCCTCACCGATGATTGTCTTGCCGTTCGCAATCTCAGCAACGATAGTGACATTGGTCTGATTATTGAAATCCGCGACAGTTGTCCCGCCGCTGTCCCGGACTTTGCATGAGATAAAGCCCGCCTGGGGTTTCTCTTTGTAACCGTGTACGTAGTCCATGCCTGTGAGGGTTTCACGAGTCACTGTTGAGGGACTCCACGTGAAATCACCCGCCACCATGATCGATATCCCATCGACGGTGACATAAGCGGTACCCGCGAGCCTGTTTGATGTATTTCCCATGTTTACCTCTTATGCGGCCTGTAAGCGGAATTGATTGAGCAGAGCAAAAACACGCAACTGATTGATGAGTGTCCCCGTCCACAGCACATCTACCCGATTTGGATTCTGCGCATTGACTTCAACAATTAGCCCATCTGCGAAACTTTTCGAATCCTGTACATAGCCTTGATATTCCAAGGTTTTATACTGTGCTATCAGTTCGGCACGGATAATGTTCGGAGTGACGATTGCCGAACCCGGCGCAAATCGGGTACCGTTTTTCACTAACTTCATACGAGCGAATTTGCTCGTTACTTGGGTGCGAATATAGCGCGTGACGTACATCAGCAAATACAGGGTTTCAATCTGTAAATAGCTGTCGTCGTTATCACCGAAGCTATTTTTTTGATACGTCGTAATGACGTTTTCAACTTGTACTGTGCTGTCATCAGCGACTGTAAAGCTGGAAATCCCGCTATGCAGCAAGTTGTTACGCTCAATCAGATCAAGCTGGTCCTCTGATGCCGGGGCCAACACACCAGTGATCGGTAATGTCTGTAGTGGCCTGCCGGGGTCATTGCGTAGACTTTGTGCGATTGCGCCAGTCAAAGCAGCGGCCCAGACATAATTAGGGGAGGGAGACTTGGTGACGCCTAACAGTGTTTCGTGCTGATAGTTGCGCCGCTCACCGATTGTTGCCAGTTCCCCGTAGGTACCGCTGACCGCGCCAAATGAATGTCCGTATAACTGTTGTTCCCATGACCAGCGCCCGCCGTTATCAGACAAGAACGCTTTCATATCATCAAGTGACGCGGTATCAGTGTAAGGATTGACGATAAAATCAAACGAGCGATCTTTCAGACTAGACAACGCGTCTTTAAGCTCCGGTGCACCCGCCCCGCCTGCCATCGGCGTGATTTTCAAATCCATGCCACTAGGAGTCGCTTCGCCGCCTGCCTGCCCCCGGTAATTCAGACGTAAATCAATGCTATTTCCCGCAGCGCCTTTATTTTTCGCGGTTAAAGTCACGGTGTCAGCCGAGTCAAATGCGACTGTCGCAGTGACCGGCAAAGTCACTTTTTTGTTAATTGCGTCTGATAATGCAGTAGCGACTTGCTCTGCTTTATCTGTTGCTACAATCGTGATCTGCACACGCTGACCGCCGACATACAGCGAGATAACCCCGGTATCCGTCGCTGGACTTGATACTTTTATGCTGCCTTTGGCGGCTACTGTGCTGTCTGCATCGCTTAAGGGAAGAACCCACGTTTCACCCGCATGATCGTTAGCGAAATACGCTGCCGACATACTGTGTAACAGTGAACCATTACCGTATAAACTGGCTGCTTGGGCTGCTGAAGAGACGCGAGAGGGAACATTGGGTTTTTCTGTCGAAGTGCTCAGCATCTGACCGATAATCAGTGTTCGCTGTGTTGCAATAGCGCTGTTCGCCATTGAGTTGTCGAACTCGACATAAAACAGGGGTGCTCGAATGTTATTCGGGACGCGTGAAAATGGTATAGTCATTATTCGCTCTCCTTATCCTTCTTTGCTGCTTTTGTTTCAGCATTGGGATTGCATATTTCAACGTCACCGTCTCTTACTCGACGATGCCAAAAGAAGCTGTCTTGTACTTCGGTACAACCTTCGGGCAAAAAAACGCCCTTTACGGGATCGCGTACACGTCTCCCGATAACAGGTTTTACAAACATGGGTTACTCCTGAGAATTAATTCGGAAAATTAACTCGAAAATGCGGTTCGGGGGTGCCGTCCGGCATAGCGATTGTGACGTCGATTTCGTCAAGTTGGCCCGCTTCAATTTCGTAGAAATCTTCCGGGCCTTGGTAATACTCAATATCCAGCTCCATAAGCAGTTGTGCTGTATGGCCTTCCCCGGAAGCATCAATATCAATCGTTGAGCGAACTTGAGCAAATTGCTGAATCTGACGAGTGAGCTCATAGCTGTTAATGACGGCCCGCTCTATCTGTTCGCGTAACCGCTCAAGTGATTCTTCGGCTTTAGCTGCGCCATCATCTTCCGCTTCACTGTCAAGTTCCTGCAATCTTCCAGTAATGCGCACAGTTGTGACGGTGTTGAACTGGGGCGCGTTACGTCCCAGTGACTGTTTAACATCAATCGGCGTCTGTACAAGAATAGCCGGATACATATCTTCTGTTGTTGACCAGTCACGCGGAGAATAAACCCGCGCTTCTGCATCGGTCTTATGTTTGAGCGAGTCAATGACTAACGCCCGAATTCCTGCCGCGTTCATGATTTCACCCTATTGAGTATTAGTTTTGTTCCACCGTGGCTATCGGGCTGAACATCTGCCACGGCAAACAATGTGTTAACAGGGGTGCCACCAACGATGCCAATGAACACCCGATCCCCTTTTTTCGGGGGCGCTTGAAATTCAATGTCCCGCACGCCAAGCACGGGAGACGTCGTATTAATGGTGCTGCCATCGTCTAGTGGCTCTACTTCTTGCGTGTAGGCCCGGTCAAAGATACCGTTGATCGTATAGTGAGCACCACTTGCCGGTCGGTATTCAACCAGGTCTCCGAACACCCCATGCAGCGGCGCAAGTAAATGCTGGTCCCAATCTATCCCCATAATCAAGCCTCATGACTGATTTTAACGCCGTCACTGACCGTAACAGTCGGGCCGTGTTGAATAAGCGCTTGTTGTCTCAGCTTGTTAACGTCAGCCACAACCCCCAGCTCAATCAAGCGCTTAGCGTCTTCTTTGCTTAGAGTGAGTTGCACAAACTCCTTGTATTCTTTACTGTTATGCTTAACTGTTTGACCTTTCAGCACAACAGCAACGATTACCTCATCCTCACCCTGATCGTCATTTTGCTTGTCTGTATCGGGAACAGTGGAATCTTCTTCCACCGTTTCTATCTGAGAAGCTGGCAACTCTTGGCCGTCCACCATAAGCTCAGGCGGCAAGCCGCCCAGTTTGGTTTCTTGTTGTTTATTCTTCGCCATATCACACCACCGTCGCACATAAAGCCGCGTTAACCCGGCTTGGGATAACTAAAGGAGAGGATTGCACCATGATATAACGTTGCGCCGGATCGGGATTCACCCAACTTTTTGGTGCATAAGCCAAAGGTCCGTAGGTAAAATCCGGATCAAGAATGAGTCCGAAAGCCCGCGTTCCCATTAAGTCCGCACCTGACATGATAACCGTACCATCGGGTATCATGGGTTTTTCAACATTATCAATCGGGTCAATAAACCAGTCGTTGTACAACCACAAATCGAAGTTACCCCAGCGTCCCTTATAGACGGCACCTTTTTCGATACGCGGCCCGATATCAATCTGATTACCATACGGATTTAATGCCGGGAACGTGATCGCATTGTCTTTGATACTGGTATCAAGCCGAAATGCTTTCCATGACGAAGCTGTAAAAACCAAATCAGTAGGTATTGCGCCAGACTCTTTCAGAATTAGCGTTTGCCAGGCTTCAATATCATCAGATGGCTGCGTGTTTGTTGTACCCGCGGCGACTTTCGTCGGCCATTTGTCTGAACCACTTAGTGTAATAGTCAGATTTGATGAACGGCCGAAGTCAATGACTGTCGCCGGGAAGCCTTCACCCACCACAGTGATTTGTGATTTGACCAAAGCGTTAGCGGCCATCCACTCCAGGCGCCGGTTAATCATGTCGATTTGATCTGACATCTCGAATTGCAAATTCAGCATTTCACGTTCTGCTGCTGTGTACTCGCCCCCAATGCGTTCCCCAATTTGACGACGAATCGGTTTACGTAAATCCGGGGCGCGTTTATCTTTGATATACGCGGGTTTGAAAGTATTGGTCTGGTACTTACGGCTTTCAACCAATTTTCCCTCTACAAGCGGTGACACGAACGGCGCCATCCGGCGTTTACCGATATCGACATCAATAGACACTACCTCGGTTTCATAAGTCACTACGTTTGGAAAGAAGCGGTCTAACAGCCAGTTCTGACTTGTGATTAGGTTCGGAACAAGCTGTACTAATACGTTAGTATCATAAATATTCATGCAATTTCTCTATATGCAATGCTGACAGCCAGAGCTGCCAGACTGAATTTAAAACGAGCGCATCCCTGCCGGGTAAATGGCATCAAGCGCAGTTAAGCAGGAATTAAGCGACGGGTGCCTGAATGCTGTCGCGGATGAAAATAGCCGAAGGACGTAGCGCGATTTTCAGATCTTCAAGTGTCCAGCTTGTATCAAAAATGAGCTTATGCTGGTTAAACTCACCCATCAGATAAACCCCGCATGACTTGGATTCATTGGTCGTATCAACATCATCAGCGAGAATAGCGATAGGTTTCTCTCTACCGTCTGTCGATGTCTTAACGCTCAAGGCATACTCTTTTAATTCGGTGATAAGCCCTAAAACCGTCCCCCTCTTCAATTTCCCTACCTTAGCTATGGTCACCGTGTCAGTCACAATTTGAAGCGGGCCAGAGACCAACTGATCAGGATTGAACATCGTCGATGTCATGCCCGGCGCAAATGGGTTTTGTCCGATTTGTTCCATTATTTTTTACCTTTTACTGAGTTATAAAGGCTTGTCGCATTAGCAACAAGGGCTTCAACAGAACCACGCGCAGGTTGACGAGCATCAGGCCCCAGTCTGACTTGCTGTGACTGTTGCATGCGCTCATCTAACGAAACGCGACGCGGGGCTGAAACACTCCCCATTGCGGCCAGAGTGCTGATAGCTTCGCGTGCCGACATGCGAGTATTGAACGCTAAATGTGCGGCCATATCGGGGCGACCTGCGGCGTACTTACTGCCGAAAATAGCGGCGCAACGCTTCCGTTCTGCTCGGCGACCTTCTTTTTTATCGTCATCATCCTCTTCGGCGTCCGCATCATCATCGTCATCTTCGGCCCGACGAGACTTAGCCTTTTTCCCTTTTTTAGATGATTTATCCTTATCATCATCTTGGTCGTCGTCATCTTCGGCATCGGGATCATCATCCTCTGCTTTAGTGTCGTCATCATCCTCTTCGGCGTCTTCTTCGTCGCGGTCCTCTTCTTCGGCACGACGAGATTTCGCTTTTTTGCTTTTTTCTTTGTCATCATCATCTTCTGATGCTGATTTTTTGATACCCAATAAGTGGGCGAAATTCAACTTAGCCATGTATTAAACTCCTGAGTCTTTAAGTAATTTTCGGAATGCAGCATCGGGCGTGATAACCTCATCAGCTAATCCCAGACCAACACCCTCATTGGCCAAAAAGCATGCCGCTTGAGTGTTACGAATAATTTTTTCAGAAATGCCCCGGTTACGGGCAACCGTACTCACAAACAGCTTTCCCATCGTGTCTACGTCATCTTGAATCGCTGCGCGGGCTTGTTCAGACAATTTGATGTATGGGTTACTTTCAGCTTTCCGGTCTCCGTATGTGATGATAGTCACTTGCAGACCGTCTTCTTTGATACGCTGCGACCAATCGCAATGAATGACAATCACGCCGATTGAACCTACACCGCCTGTTCTGGGAACTAAAATCCGGTCAGCGGCACTTGCTAACGCATACGCTGCCGAATATGCGCTTTCTGTCAAAATGGCATGAATCGGCTTTGTTCCTCGTGCTGAATAAATCTCATCTACTAAATCAAAGCACCCGGCCACTTCGCCGCCCGGTGAATCAATATCCAGACAAATTCCTGTCACTTCGGGATCATACAGTGCAGTCAGAAAGGATTGCCTGATGCCATCGTATCCCGTCATGCCGCTGTATGGACGCAAAGAACCGAGTTTCTGGACGAGCGTTCCCTGTATTGGGATAACCGCAATGCCTTCAACAACGTCATAACCGGCATCACTATTTCGTGGACGGGAAAAACTGTCATCATCTTCCCATGCTGCCGCATTAATCCGTGTAATACCGAATCGGTCAGTCAGTGCAGCCATCACGACTTCGGCTTTACGCGGATGTAGTGCCAGCGGGGTATTAAATAGCCGCTGGGCCAAGTGTGGTAAATTCATTATTCTACCTTTGGATCTTGAATCGTTTTATCAGCCGGAGTATCTAGTTGCGCCCACGACGGCGGAGTCAAACCACGTTCTTTGAATGCGTCGAGTTCACGTTTACGCTGATCGAGCATTTCTTCCCAGTCCTCACCTGCGTTTTCTGCTGCTTCCATCTCAAGAGTAGAAAGCCCGGCATCCATCCCCAGAATTGCACCTTTTTTCTCCGCAACAGGATCTACCCATCCACGACCCGGCCCCATCCATTGAGCGCGACAATAAGCTGCCCGTGCTTCTAAGAAATCAGGTGCACCAGCCGGTAACGGTAAATCTTCTATGTCGTGAATTTCTTCAATAAAAGCGGTCAAAATGGGTTGAGCAAAGCCGATTGAGAAATCAGCACGACGCCGTGTCAGCGTCTTCCACGCCTCAAGCATGGCGGAACGCGCTGAACTGTAGTTCACATCCGACCAGTCTTGTGTCACTTGTTGCGTAGAGAGTCCTGTTGCCGCCGCGATATTACGCAGCGCCGCACTTTCAAAGCCTTCAAAGTTACTGTGCGGTCTCGCGGCATTCACTGTTGTGATTTTCTCGCCGGGATACATAATCGGGATGCGTGCCCCGTTTTGTAGAGACAAGCGGCGGTCATTGTGAAACTCAACGCGTCCTTGTTGGTATGCGCCTAAATTCTCGTCTTCACTTTCACCCAGTGCCGCCTCAACTAATGCAGGATCATACGGGGACTCAATGTAAGCGCCGAAAATAGCATTCAGAATCGCAGCCTCAAGCTCCGACTGGTCATATTTAATGAGCATTTTTAGGCGCTGAACAACTGGGGTTAAGATGCCGTTACCCCGATGTTGTGCTCCGCGTTCGTGATCATAATCATGTACCACATGCGGCCTACCCCACGCAGTTTCACGCGGTATACGTTCCCATGTCATGGTTTTTGCGCCGCTCCACCAGTCGCCAATATGGGCCTCTCGAATATGGTAAAACGTAGGGGCACCGTCATCGTCTATCTCTACACCGCCGCGAATATGTGGCATGTCAAAATTCTGTTGTGGGTTGCTGAGTCGGTCTGGGTCCACAATTTGAATTGTCGTAGCATAACGCCCCTTGCCCGGCCCTAACCTGTCTGTTCGATATTGCAGCACCGCAAGCGCATCACCATCTAACAGCTTATGCCGGAAACCCAAACGCAACAGCTGTGAAACAGTTTGCTTTCTCTCAACGTCACAATAGCGACCGGGATCGTTAGCCCATGAACGCCAGTGTGCTTCAACTACTTTCCCGTACTCGTCAGCCCATGTTGCATCAAATTTTTGATTACCGGTCATCAACGCCAGCATCCGATAATCAGGCTTAATGATTGGACGGAAATTTGCCCCAATAGCATTATCAAGAACACGTGTTATCGTGCCGCTGGCCCAGCCGTCATTTCGTGCTAAATCACGGACACGCGACACAATCCGGTCACGATAAATATTGATTTCATTGTCAGGTGACCACAGCGCCGGCTGCCAGTTTGCAAGCTGATCGCTGAATGTGTCGGCGGCGTCATACGGAACACGACCACCACCGACCAACATAGACATCTTCGGGCGAGAAGGTGGCAAAGGCTGTCCGTTTGGTCCTAAAATTCGTATTTCACTCATATCAGTATCTTAGCCTTATTGGACGACGCGGCCGGGAGACAATGCCCAGTTGGGCCTGTAAGAGCTGGATCAGCGCCAGTAAATCCGCTAGCGAGCTTTGTTGATAAGAAACTGACCGCGTGCCGTCTCCCTGTGTGTAAGAAAAAGACACGCCCCGGCTTCCTGTCGCCAGATCGATATAAGCTTGTTGGGCTTTCGCAAGTGCATCTTTAAGTTGCTCACGCGTCATCGCACCAGCCAATAAACTCGTGTTTCTGTTAAACATAAATATCCTTGATAGCGGAGGGTTAAGACGGCAAAAGTTGAGACATACGTTTTCGTTTCGGCTTTTCCGGTTCCTGAATAATCACGCCGGGATATTGCAAGCTTGGCTTCTCTTCCGGCTCGATTGGCGGTGGTAACAATCTACCCGGATTTGTCGTAATGCTTGTGACTAGTGCATTCAGCTTTAATCCCATATGCAACAGTCCGCATAAAGCAGCATAACCATAAACCCGACAGTCCAGTGCTTCATTGGCACGGCCCGGCAATTGCTCCCACACTCGGAACCGTTGACCGCCTGACTCTTTTAATACAGAACGCTCGGCCAGAAGCTGACTGAAATAATTCAGATCCCTATCTGCCGGGAAATGCATATAGCTTGCCGCCGCTTCGCCCGGCTTCGGGGGATCAAGATGCAAACGTCCACGAATAGTATCTTTTGCTGCATTAACACCGAGAATGATAGGCTTGAAACTTGACTTAGTACGGGATGTCGGTTTTTTGGTCGGCCACACTGGGGAGCGTTTACCGCCCCGCGCTGATTCACCTTTGATGGCCCATATTCTTCTACCTATTCTGGCCTTAGAGAACTCGTAAACTTTCTGAGTATGATGACCGCCAGAGTCCATGCACGCCGCCATAATCGTAAAACCCCGGCCATCAGCACGGCGCCAGACTTGTTTCAAGTAGTGATCTAATCGCTTCCACGGCTCATCAGTTTCTAAATCGCCCTCGATCACGTCATAAGCAATAGACCAACTTTCCTCATTCCGGCCCCAGCCGATAACCTCTATTTCAAAGCGGTCATCTTGGGTATCAATACCTGCCGTCAAAACGGCCACGCCGTCCGGTACCTCAGCAGCGAACACCTCACAACGCTCAAGCAGACGTTTTTCACTTAATGCCTTTTCGCCCCGATCTTCATACGGTTCACCTAAAACAAGGTTGATAAATGTCTGACGCATCAGCGGATCATTTTTCACCCGCAACCATTCAGCAACTAAGTATTTCCATGCAGCGTTAGGAAACAGACTGTAACCCGCCCAGATATGAAAACCAGCGTGACCTTTAAATGGCTTTGTTGCCCGCCACTCTCCACGCTTTATCATCCCGGCTTTTTCGTTATGATGGATCACACAACCGTTATGACGACAAACGTAATAAGCGGATTCGGGTATTCCTTCTCCGTGTTCGTCTTTGTCCCACTTAATCCCATAAGGTGTATCCGGGCCGCCCCATTCCAACACTTGATATTCATTACAATGCGGGCACGGAACGTGATAATAACGCTGGTCACTATCACCAAAAGATTTCTCAATACGGCTGGTGCCTTTTACAGTCGGGGTTGAACCCAATACGATTTTGCGGTTCCAGAATGTTTCAGAGCGCTTTGTACCCAGTGCTATCTGATCACCTTCAACGCCTGCACCGCCAGACGGGTAGCCATCAACCTCATCAAATAAGATGATCCTGCATGTGATACGACGAAACCCGCCCGGACTGTTAGCCCCTACAAGCGTTAAGTTAGCGCCATTCAAAAACGTTTTTTTCAGAATAGTCTGATTACTGCTCTTGGCTTTCGGGTCACCAGAGATTTCAGCTAATACCGGAGTGTCACGCAGCATGGGCGCAATTTCAGTTTTACTGTAGTCCTCGGCATCCTCAACACGGGGCTGAACAACCAGTATCGGTGACGGGTCATGCGCCAGATAATAACCCACCACGTGATCCAGTATTTTTGTATACCCGACACGCGCCGATTTCATCACTGAAACATAAGTAACAGTCGGGTCTGTAATAGCATCCATCATGCCATCTTGATATGCGAACGAACGAAAACGGCCCGTTTGGGCGCTGGTTTCTTTTGACAGTACGGCGTATTTGTTAGCCCATGCACTTAATGAAAGTGGTTCGGGAGGGCGGATATCAGGGCGACGTTTATATAAATCTTGCGTGAAGTTTTGCCAGGCGGAGGTATTAGCTTTCTCCTCTATTGTTATCATCAAGGCTTAATTCCTCCATCGCCTCGTACACCACCTCCTGTAACGCTTGAACAAACTCCGTATCATTAGCGGTAGAAGCCAGCACACGCAAACGAGGTCCGTGTTCAGGAGCAATAGCGATTAAACGAGTACGCATTCTTGAATACTCTTGCCCAACAGCTTCAATCATGTCTTTGTAGGGGAGCACCTGACCGGATTTAATTTCGTACTCTAATTGAGTAAGCAGTGCGAGAAAGTTTTCTTTTAACGTCCGGGCTTCGTCGAATGTCATCGTTGCGCCTTTTTCAGCGATCATCCGCTCAACAATTTTTGTCGGTGATTCTATGCCAGAACTGTTACCTTGAGAGTTGTTACCTGACTTGTTACCCTGTTTGTTACCTGTGGTTTTTTTATCGGGCCGGGTAACAGATTTTCTGTAGCGCTCAACATTGGCATTAGAGGCTTCAACATTGATATCGTCACCGTCCAGAACCAGCCAGCCGCGAGCTTTCCACTGGGTCACTGTTTTACGGCTGACGCCATGCAATTTTGCAAATTCTGACTGATTCATTTATCACCTGTTACCTAAATTTCAAAGACTTATAGCTAGTGAAACATCGGGGCGCACAATGCCCGTAAAATATCAATCACTTAGGAAGGACCCATTCAAATTAGATGAGAACAATTCTCGTCTTAAGTGAACATGGATTGCATTAACAGATGGTTGTGACAGCCAGACTTAAGATAATAATCAACGCTTGACAAGAGGCGTTCCTTTTGCCCACTCGTAATATTCTCATAGACTAAAGCAAGCCTTTTCTCAGGACTTATAGAGTATTCAAATAGAGTTTCTTTCTTTTTGTTTATTCGTTGACAGGGGGTAAAAATATCAGTCAGCTTTAGATAATTCTCACTAGAATTACACCAAGGTACATAAAGACTTGATTCAATAACAAGATGTTCATCCTTTTTATAAACTCTAACATGAATGTTATTTCTCAGCTTATCTTTAAATTCTTTAAAAGCATCAGTGATGGCTTTATCAGACTGTTCTCTTGATATCATTTGTCACCTCTATTAATTGCATTCAATTCATACTTCATTACAACCTCACTTAGCTGTTCTGATCGCTTCATCAAGAGCATGGCTTATAGCTCCTGGCATTAATGCATCGGCAATTTTCATAGCGCGTTCCTGATAACCCAAGATAGGTGCAACAGGTAATGCATCACCAAAGCGAATAAGCAACTTAGGCATTGGCTGCTTCTGCCTTTCTCGACGTGTGCCATTCGGAGAGCGCTTTAACCGCTTCTTGCCTTTCTTCCCTTTTTTAGCCTTCTTGCGCTTCCATACCCCATTCACTCCGTCTATCTCACCGATAAACGTATCCGGCTTGGCTTTGAGTTGTTGAAGTTTGTTGCGGGGTAAGTTGCCATATTTATTTAACTTAATATCCTTTGGGTTTAATAACGCACTGCTATTAAGCTTATGTACCCCGCCGATTTCAAACGGCGTCAGATAGCTCGCGGCAATATCACGCACGAACACTTTAGCCGTGAGATTATTCTTACGCGCTCCCACCGAGCCAATAGATTTAACAGTAAATGGGGTTGGGTTATCCAGCTTACGTTCTATCGCTTTCTTTTCAGCTTGTTCAATCTGCCGTGCAACTCTTGTTAATGCCTGCGCGGTAGCAAACGGAACTTGCTTCTTTATTTGAGTCAGCTTATTAGACAGTTCTTTTAATCCTGCCATCTTATTTGACCTTAAGTTAAATAGATAACTGCAACTCTGCACCAATCAATCCGATAGCGAAAATAGCCTCTTCCGGGTAATCAGCTAGCATCTTACGTATTGCCTTCTCGCATTCGCGGATGTTTTCTTGTTGCTGCTCTGACAGCGAGGCAATTAACCCTCGAAACATCAGTATTGTTTGTTCATCTTGTGTCATCGTGTTATCCCATCAAACAAAAAAGGCCGCCGAAGCGACCTTATAATAAAGACATCAATACAATCTAACGCCTACCACAGGATTGAGATACGTTCGACAAAGCGAGAAGAATCCCATCTTTTAAATTAAAAAATCCCGATTTGTTGTTACACGACTTACACATTGGCACTATGCGTACGCCTTGCACACTTTCGTTCTGAATATGTGCTCCAACTTCGGCTTTATTACCACAACCAGACACAGAACATTCTGAAGGCCAAGACTTCTTAGTCTGACCCATCCAGTGCTCCATCCATGATCCACAGCCGCAGCTTAAGCTAGCTGTGCCATTCCTATTTTTCCAATTTTTAGATGTTGTCAATTGTCTTCTCCTTATAATAATTAATAAAAGGAGATATAAAATAACCACAAAGAGATCGTTTTTTCAACACATATAATAAGTAAAATTAATAATAGTCAATTAATTAAACTATAATATTAATAACAAACCTCTACCAAGCCCCCAGAATAATTGAATATTTTTAACATCACTCCCTTCTTGCATGGCAGGATTATACATCAACATTATCTCATCAATCGCGGGATAATGCCTGCTTTGTTAACCCACTCAGGCGGCGCGGGCTTCCTGCTTTCCACAGTCAAGAAAAATTGATATGTTGGTCGGTCCACAGTCAAATTGAGGAATTGAGAATGGCTAATTTTACTGTTCGAGTCGAGTTGCATAATGCAAATTCTAGTGATTATGAAAATTTACATGAGAAAATGGAAAGCGCAGGATTTGAGCGCACTATCACCTCTGAGAGCGGCAAAGTTTATCATTTGCCGGATGCGGAATACTCAATCTCTAGCAACAAATCCATAGAGGAAGTCCGTAATTTAGCTCGTGACACAGCGAAGAAAGTAAAAGCCAATCCGTCTATCCTTGTAACCAAATCCGATGGAACCAGAAGGTGGGCTAACCTGGACGAGTCTTAGTCACAAGGTGAGCTACATTTTTCAGCTTCATCGCTCCCATCACCTCGCTTTGGATCTTCCGTTTCAAGGGCAATAAAGCTATCTCTAATATTTCGGGCGAGATATTTCGCCCTGTCGTTATCAACATAGCGTCGAGATTCCATCTCTATATTTAGAGCATTTATCAGAGCCTCACGTGCTGCCTGTTGTGATTCAGTTGTTAAATCTTCAAATTTCATTATTCAACCCTCACTGAACCATTTCCAATTCGGAAACAGTTGGAATTAGAATTTTATGCTAAAAAGTCAGTATCCGCTCGCCGGGCGCCCATAAAGAAATCACTACTATCGAGCACTCTGTCAGTAGAATGCTCTGAATTAGCTATTCAATCTGCATCTGCCGGTGAAATCTCATCTTCGTCAAACCATGCCTCAGCCGCTCGACCATCAGAGGCCCTGTAGCTAATCCAATAGTTATTGATGTAATTGAGATATTCAGCGCGACCTTTGATTTCGCCTACTTCAATGCTGATATTGATTTTGACCGCTTGGCCTAATTGATATCTGAAAACTTTAGTATTTTCGCTCATACCTACCTCTTAACTTTTCAGTAATTTTTCTTGCTTACCCTGAAACTCGACTTTTGCCATTGCGCCTATCGCATAGACAGCCCCAAGGACAAACCAGCCCTGATATACGACAAAAATAACAAAGGCCGTATCCGTCAGTAAGTCGTAATATCGGAATGCAGTCGGAACGTGTTTGTACTCTTTAGCGATCGTATCCCGGCTAAATAAATAAGCCAGGAATTTAATCACACCAAAGAACCAGCCAGCAAAGTAGCCCACATTGACAAAACCTTCGATATTTTGCGTGATGCCAATAAATAAAAAGGACGCGATAATTGCGTCCAGAATGATTGAATATGTGTATTTCATTAATTTCTTCGAGACCGTCACTTTGGGGACCCCTTGATTTCAAGGAGTCATCGTACTCACCCAGGCTTTAGCTATGTGTAAACAGTCATCGTACATCTTGCCTTTCCCGCCCGTGCCATTTATGAAATTATCAACTGAAAAAAATTTTTCACTTGCCTCCCCAAGAACTTTTGGGACTTTCTTAAGGAAATCCTTGTGTTGGAGCTTCTTGTATTTCTTACATCATGGGAAAACAATATTGTCTTCATCTGTCGGCAATTGATAGAGTCCGCTTTCCTCTCTGACTCCAATATCCATCAGCATCATCCCGAATTCATGCAGGAAGGCGTTCATATATCGCTTGCCCCGTCGATTAAGTTCTGGAGCAACACCACCAATAAAAACAACTCGCTCATCAGCTTTTCTTTCAAAAGGTTCAAGTAGCTTGTAGTAAAACTGTGCCAGACTATCTGGATTGAGTTTTTCGCTTAGCCTGCCGTCAAGCAGCCCGGCAATGAAGTGTTGGTTTACCTGTATATCGCCAAACAAGTGACGATAGACCAGGCATTGATTGACCTTCATTAAGTGATAGCAATAGGCTTCAGCAACACGCCAGCAAAAAAAACTCATGGGTTGGCATATCCATTATTTCACCTCCGCTTTATGTCCGGGTTATTTTTCCCGGACCGGTATCGGCCAGAACAAAATCAATCATCTGGTTCGCTTCACTAACAAGCACCTTGATTTTTGATACATGAGCAGCCTTAACGGATTTCCACTCATTTAACCCAGTACCAAACAGGCTGGCGATCCCTTTATCTCGTTTCATGTCAGCGCATGCCTGGTTAAGTTCTTCCATTACACTGAGTTGGCGAGGATTAACGACGATCCCTTTAGTCCAGTAGTCATAAAGAGCATCGTCGCATTCTTCTTGATATTGAATGACCTT